GATTTATGGTATATTAAGAACAGTCAGAGTCTAACTTCCTTGGATACTAAATATAAAAATAGAGTATTTGGAAATGATCCGAGATTAGTAATTCCTTTCTATACAAGACAGGGAAAACTAATAGGGGTATCAGGCAGGGCACTCAATAACAATAAACTAAGATACTTAACATTAAAATTTGATGATACACATTCTCTCATCTACGGCCTTCGAACGGTTGACTACAATAAAAGAGTTTATGTTACAGAAGGACCCATTGACAGCCTATTTTTACCCAATTCCATATCAGTTGCAGGAAGTGATTTCTCAAAATTAAATTCGATAGTACCACCTGAACAAGCGGTGGTAGTTTTTGATAATGAGCCTAGAAATCCTGAAATTGTGAAGAAAATGAGTCAAATTATTGAAGAAGGTTATACTGTTTGTTTTTGGCCTAAAACAATTAAACAGAAAGACATCAATGATATGGTTTTAGCAGGTCTATCTTCAAATATTATTATAGACATAATAGAAAAGAGTAAATTTTCAGGGTTGAAGGCTAACATGGCCTTGAGTGATTGGAGTAAGATTAGTGGAAAGCGAAGTGATTGAAACAAAAGTAGTCAAACGAGATGGTTCTATAGAACCGATAGATTTAGAAAAAGTACATAGAATGGTAGAAGCCGCATGCAGAGATGTAGCTGGCGTATCTGAATCTTCTGTTGAAATGAATTCAGGCCTCCAATTTTATGATGGAATAACATCTACAGAAATACAGAGCATATTGATAAAGTCTGCCGCAGACTTGATATCACTAGAAAGTCCTAATTATCAATATGTAGCTGCTAGACTGTTATTATTTCAAATTCGTAAAGGTGTATTCAACACCAAGTGGAAAGATTCTAAAATATATCCCCCTTTAAAAGACATTGTAACGCGTAATATCAATTATGCTGTCTATGATGAAAAGCTTATCACTTACTATAGTGATGAAGAATGGGAGAAATTAGATAATTATATCAAACACGATAGAGACTTTAATTTTACATATGCTGGGTTAAGACAAATAGTTGACAAATATCTTGTTCAAGATAGAAGTTCAGGTAAATTGTATGAATCACCACAGTATATGTATATGTTAATTGCCGCAGTCTTATTCAAAAATTATCCAGAAGAAACGAGGCTACAATATGTCAAAAAGTATTACGACGCTACTTCAACATTTAAAATCAATATCCCAACACCTATTATGGCCGGCATTAGAACTCCTTTACGCCAGTTTGCGTCTTGTGTTCTTGTTGATTCTGATGATACTCTTGACAGTATTTTCAGTTCTGATATGGCTATTGGCCGTTATGTTGCTCAGCGTGCGGGAATTGGCATCAATGCTGGGAGAATTCGAGGTTTGGGTTCAAAGATTCGAGGAGGAGAGGTACAACACACAGGCATTATTCCATTCCTTAAGAAATTTGAATCGACAGTCCGTTGCTGTACTCAAAACGGCGTTCGAGGCGGTTCTGCAACAGTTCATTTCCCTATTTGGCATCAAGAAATAGAAGATATTATTGTTTTAAAGAACAATAAGGGAACAGAAGATAACAGAGTCAGAAAACTAGACTATTCTATTCAGATATCTAAACTATTCTACGAAAGATTCTTGAGAAATGAAGATATCACACTATTCTCACCACATGAAGTGCCAGGACTATACGAAGCTTTCGGCACAGAAGCTTTTGACGAAATGTATGAGAAATACGAAAGAGCTTATTCAGTTCCAAAGACAAAAGTAAATGCTCATACATTGTTTATGGATTTACTTAAAGAGAGAGCTGAAACAGGTCGTATCTATATAATGAACATAGATCATTGTAATAGTCATTCATCATTCTTTGAGGATGAAGCTAAAATCAGTATGTCTAATCTATGTCAAGAGATCACACTACCCACAACTCCTATCACATCTCCAAGAGATGAACAAGGAGAGATAGCTCTATGTATATTGTCAGCTATCAATGTTGGTACAATGTCTAATGATTTAAGAGAAATGCCTGAGCTATGTGATTTAGCTGTTAGGGCATTAGATGAAGTTATTGAATATCAGAATTATCCAGTCAAAGCAGCTGAGATATCAACAAAGAAAAGACGAAGTTTAGGGATTGGTTACATAGGATTAGCTCATTTCTTGGCTAAGAACAAAGTCAAGTATGGTGATGATGAAGCATTAAAATTAGTTCACAGGCTAACTGAACACTTTCAATACAATCTACTCGCGACTAGTGTTCAGTTGGCTAAAGAGAAAGGGAGCTGTGATGGTTGGAGTCAAACGAAATACTTTGGTGGACAACTTCCTATTGATCATTATAAGAAAGATGTTGATGATTTAGTCAAGCCAGAATATGAGTGTGATTGGGAGAGTTTACGAGAAGAATTAGTTAAACATGGAGTGAGAAACAGTACATTAACGGCACAAATGCCGTCTGAGAGCTCCTCTGTCGTGTCTAATGAAACGAATGGTATAGAACCACCTAGAGATCACATGGCCATAAAGAAAAGTAAGAAGGGTCCACTAAAACAGATAGTTCCTGGTTATCCACACTTGAAGAACTTCTATACTCTATTATGGGACATGCCTAACAATGATGGCTACATTAAAATTGTCGCAGTCATGCAGAAGTTCTTTGATCAAGCCATATCGGGTAATTGGTCATACAATCCAGAAAACTATGAGAATGGAGAAGTTCCACTATCTGAAATGGCTAAAGATATGTTGAACTCTTATAAATATGGATGGAAAACAGTATATTATCAGAACACATACGACAGTAAGAAAGAAGATGAAATTCTTTTAACAGAAGAAGTTGTTGATATTGTCACTAATGACAATTATGAAGATTTTGATGATGAAGATGATGGATGCGATTCAGGAGCTTGTGCTATATAGAGAGAATTTAATTAGATTATGACTATATTTAACAGAAAAAAGATAAATTATTTAAAGCAGCCCATGTTCTTTGGCGAAGATTTGAATACACAACGATACGATAATTTCAAATATCCCATATTCGACAAACTAACACAAAAACAGTTAGGATTCTTCTGGCGACCAGAGGAAGTATCATTACAGAAAGACAGAAATGATTTTCAACAATTAGATGCTGGTCAAAAACACATATTTACAGCTAATCTCAAGTATCAAACACTACTAGATAGTGTACAAGGTCGAGGTCCAGCTTTAGCTCTACTGCCGTATTGTTCTATTCCAGAACTAGAGAGTTGTGTATTGGCTTGGGATTTCATGGAAATGATACACAGTCGTAGTTATACTTACATCATGAAGAATCTCTATGCTGACCCCACAAAAGAGTTTGACACAATACTAGAAACAGAACCTATCATAGCTAGAGCTAATACAGTTACAAAACATTATGATGATTTCATAGACTATGCTAAACGAGCTAATGGTCTTAGTTCACAAGATCAGTATGCATACGAACTCAAGAAACTATTCTATAAGATGCTAATCAGTATAAATATCCTTGAAGGAATTCGATTCTATGTATCATTCGCATGTACATTTGGGTTTGGGGAGTTGAGGCTTATGGAGGGATCTGCAAAGATCATTTCTCTAATTGCTCGAGATGAGTCTCAACACCTCGCTATTACTCAACACATCATCAAAAATTATCAGAAACATGAGAAAGATAAAGTCATGTTGAAAGTGATGAAAGACTGTAAACAAGAAGTCTACGATATGTACGCTCAAGCTGTACAAGAGGAGAAAGATTGGGCAGAGTATTTGATGAAAGATGGTTCAATGATAGGACTATCAGCCACATTACTTGGAAACTATGTTGAATTCATAGCTAACAAACGATTACGAGGCATAGGACTTGAGCCTCTATATGATATTTCAAGTCGAACAAACCCCCTACCTTGGACTCAACATTGGCTCTCTAGTCGTGGACTTCAAAACGCTCCACAAGAGACCGAAATAGAGTCATATATAATAGGAGGGATTAAACAAGATATAACCGATGAAACATTCGAGAAATTTAAATTATGAAAACACTAATAAACAAGATACTACACACATCATTCCCAATAGTATATGTCTTTTGGGCACTATCAGCTATACTGATACTCCTGGTCTATGGTCTGTCTAGATTAATATAATGCAAAACAACGAAAACACCCTATCACTATTTTGTGAAGAATGTGGAGCTGATTTCCATGTCGAACATGAAATGGGATTACAGTATCAAGTGTTCTATTGTCCTTTCTGTAGTGAACAACTACCCGATAAGGAAGCACACATTGAAGAGGAAGAACTACTCCATTGAAAGACGAGACATTCATTAAGATTATACAAAGAATCCTTATCCCATCAGCTCTTATTTTAACCGTTATCATGACAGCCTGTGCTGTCTACGAACCCATTCCCGGCCTATGTTATACCGACAAAACAGGCACATATCTATGTGATGAACAAGATCAAGAAGAAAGTCAATAAGTTCCTCCACGAAGTATCACAAGAAGAAGGTGGAGAGTACTACAATCTAGCAGTTTGTATACGATCAGGACAAGTATCAGCTAGACAAATACAAGAACATTTAAAAGACAAAGACTTCAAAGACTATTACATGAACAACTTTTTTGGAGAAGGAGACACAATATGAAAATAAGAAACAAAGAACATCAATCACTAGGCCTAGAACAATTACAACAGTTATGTGATGAATTCCCTAATGATCAAATGTTAGGTGAAGAACTAAGAAGAATAACGAAGGCGGCGGCATCAGTCAATAACCCGGAGGGCTTACGAGCCACGAGCCCAAGTTTAGAAATAACACCAGAAGAACTAGAAGCCTGGCACAGTATGTCCAGAGAGATGAGGGGTTCGGTTCACGAAGATAATCCATCAGACATAGAAAGAGATTACGAAGATTCCAACATTTCTTAAAATCGGTATCGTGTTCATGATCTTGCTTGAAATCATGTTCAGAACATATACATAAATATAGGTATGAAGATAAAAAACCCAGATATTCTTGTATATAATATACTGTTCGGAGTGTTAATAACATTCTTAGTGTGGAACTATATAGTAGGAGGTAGCCCTTGAGACATTTTACAGAGAGTGTTAATACACGATTTGAAGTAGGAATCATCAAACTTCTTGATGAAATAGTAGAATCTGACTGGTGTAAACAACAAGGAATGAACAGATCAGACTTAGTAAGACATCTAGTTAGACTAGGAATCAAGAAC